GCCACAATAATATTTGGTTGCCCGCTTCGACCTCCGGGCGGCGGGCGGGTGGGTGAGGGGATATAGGTTGCCTATGGACAAGATTTGTTGGTGGACATGGAAGCGCATGTTACAAAAGACGCGGGTGGAATGGCAGAGACGCTAACGAATAAGCAAGCCGCTTTTGTGCGCGAGTACCTTGTTGACTTCAACGCAACACAGGCGGCTATTCGTGCTGGGTACTCGCCAAAGACGGCACGCTCGCAGGGCGCCCGCCTGTTGACAAATGTTGACGTTAATGCGGCTATCCAAGCGGAAATCATGAGTGGCGAGGAAGCCATGATCGGCATAACCGATATCGCGCGCGGAAACATGGCCGACCTGATGGATATTACGCCAAGTGGGTTTATTCTGAAATTGACAACCAAGGACGGGGGAATAAATCCCAGTACCAAGCTAATCAAGAAAATCAAACAGAAGGTAACGACTTTCCTGGCGAAAAACGAGAGCGACGAAGATCGGGAGATCATCGAGACTGAGATTGAACTTTACAGTTCCCATGAAGCGTTCAGGGATATTGCAAAGTTCCATAAGCTATTTGTGAATCAGAACGATATTACCAGTGACGGTAAACAGATCAACGTTTATCTAAAGAGCGAGAATGACTGACGTTGTTATCAAGACCGAGATATTCAACCCGGTCTATCTACCGCACCTGGATAATCCAACGCGGACGCAAATCATATTCGGCGGGTCATCTTCTGGCAAGTCGGTTTGGATTGCCCAACGCTGTATCTATGACCTCATGCGCGGCGGGCGTAACTATCTTGTCTGCCGCCAGGTAGCGCGAACGATCAAAACGTCAGTATTCGCCCAGGTATGCCGTATCATATCCGAGTGGGGCGTGCAGCAACTATTCAATATCAACAAAAGTGATTACCTGATAACCTGCTCGAACGGTTATCAGATTGCGTTTGTCGGCCTGGATGACGCGGAGAAGATTAAATCCATTGTCCCGGCAGTTGGGGCGTGGACTGATATTTGGGTAGAGGAAGCGACCGAGACAGCAAAGGATACCGTCAAGCAATTGTATAAACGCCAGCGCGGAGGCAGCGAGGACACGCCAAAGCGCATGACTTTATCCTTCAACCCGATTATGCAGAACCATTGGATTTACGAGGAATTCTTTAGCCGCGTGGCGTGGGCGGATGACCAGACGCAGTACAGCGGCGATGATTTGTTTATCCTCAAAACCACCTACAAAGATAACCTGTTTTTAACCGAGGATGACGCTAAAGACCTGGAGAACGAGAAGGATCAATACTATTACAACGTTTACACGCTTGGGTTATGGGGCGTGTTGGGTAACGTTATCTTCACGAACTGGCGCGTGGAAGATTTAACCGAAATGCGCGACCAGTTCACCAACCGGCGCATTGGCCTGGACTTTGGCTTTTCGTCCGACCCAGCAGCGCTGCTTGTCTCGCATTACGACAAGATGCGCAAGACAATTTATATCTACGATGAACTTTACGAGCGCGGGCTGACAAACGATTTACTGGCCGCCGAGATTACCGCGCGGGTTGGGCGTGACGTTGTGACATGTGACAGCGCGGAGCCGAAAAGCATTGCTGAACTGCGCAGGTATGGCGTGAACGCAATTGGGGCTAAGAAGGGCAAGGACAGCGTACTATTCGGCATCCAGTGGCTACAACAGCAGAGCATTGTGATTGACCAAAGATGCGTCAATACCAAAAATGAATTCATGCAATACAAGTGGAAAGAAGACGCGGCAGGTAACGCTATCCGGCAGCCGGTGGAGCATAACAACCACCTGATTGACGCTGGACGCTACGCTTACGAAACAGACAGCCTTGCAACCGAGGCGAAGATTATTGATGATCCTTTCTCTGATTGGTAGGGGACTATGGCAAACTTTATAACTAACTGGATAGACCAACAATACCAGCGGATAGCGCAAGCAGTTGCCGACCGCGTGATGACCGACAGCGGGCGCACCGTCGCCCAGGCTCGCGCGTATAGATTAGGCGCGCAGCCGCGCCAGTTGAAAGTCAAGGCGGGGCAGTATGACGACAACCTCATCCTAAACTTCACAGGCTTGATTGTTGACCGGAGCGTAAGCCAGTTGATTGGCGAGGGCATAGAATGGTCATTCGAGGGCGATAACGTCACGCCGCAGGAGGAGTACATCAACGCGCTGTGGGACGCCAACCACCAGGAGATCCTCTTGCACCGCGCGGTATTGGCGGCGGCTGAGGCTGGGACGGGGTACATCATGATTCACGACCCGGCGGCGGGCATGGGTTCGATGGTAGACAAGGACGGCGAGACCTACCCGCGTTTGCAGATAATCGACCCGGCGTTCGTGACGATGGAAACCCAACCCGAAGATTTCGAGATCATCACCCGCTACATCATCCAGTACGCCTACGTCAACGAGAACGGGCGCGAGGCAGCGCGGCGGCGCACAATCCAACTGGCAGCCGATACCAACGGCGAGCGCTGGGAGATTGTGGACGAGGTGCAGCAAAACGGCAAATGGATTTTAGTCAGCGTGTTCCCATGGCCGCATCCGTTCTGCCCTATCATCCACTGGCAGAACCTACCCACGATTGATAGCCCGTATGGGCAGCCGGACATTACCGGCGGATTGATGGCAGCGCAAGACAAGATCAACGCGGATATATCATTCCTGTCAAAGTCGCTGCGCCTGGGGTCTGACCCGCTGCGCGTGTTCACCGGGTCGCAGCCGCCGGAGAGGATTGACACCGACAAAGCGATTTTCATGCCGGACGGTTCAGCCACACAGTTACCACCTACTACTGATTGGGCGGGAGACCTGGCTTACCTCAAACAACTGACGCAGGATGTGTTCAAGATTGCGCGCACCGTTGACGTCGAAAGCCTGGAAGATAAAATCGGCAGCCTGACAAACTTCGGCTTGCGCGTAATCTACCAGGACAACGCGCAGAAGATTAATACAAAACGCGAGCTGCTCGGCGACGCCCTGGAAGAACTGAACAGGCGCTTGCAACTCATGGCTGGGATGCAGCCGTTAGAGTGCGAGGTAATCTGGCCTGAGTTCATGCCGACCAACCTTGTCGAAGAAGCGCAGTACTGGCAGTCATTACAGGCGTTGGGCGTTATCAGCAAGCAGACGTTAGCCGAGAAGTTAGGCCTTGACTTCGAGCAAGAGCAAGAACGCATGGGCGCGGAGCAGGAACAGACAGACAACATTGGCGCGGCGTTGCTGCGCGCGTTCAACCGCGGCGAGGGAGAGCAGATGCCGCAATTGGGAGGGGCGATTGAAGGTACCAGTACACGGGGCAACCCTATCACGGGCTGAGGACGAAGCGCTTCAAGCGGTCATCAATCGGCGATGGTTTACCGAGGGCGTGGCCTGCGCTGAGTTCAGTCGCAAGCTGCGCCAGTTCACCGGCGCGCGAGACGTGACGCTTACCAATTCCGGGTCTAGCGCAAACCTGATAGCGCTGTCCACCCTGGCGCAGCGTGAGTTAGGCGAGCGGGCAATCTTGCCCGGCGATGAAGTGATAACCACCGCGTTATGCTTCCCTACCACCGTTGCCCCAATTGTACAGATTGGGGCAATACCCGTATTTATCGACGTTGAACTCCCTGGATTGATACCTAATGTCGCCAGTGTAGAGGATGCAATCACCGAACGCACGCGCGCGATTGTGCTTACTCACACCCTGGGAAACCCGCTACCCATGCCGGAATTACGCGCGCTGGCAGACAAATACAACCTGTGGCTAGTAGAGGACTGCTGCGACGCGCTCGGCTCGCCAGACACGATAGAGTACAGCGATCTGGCAACGCTTAGTTTCTTCCCGGCGCACCACATCACCACAGGCGAGGGCGGCGCGGTGCTGACCCGCTCGCCGAAGCTGGGCAAGATTGCTCGGAGCCTGCGCGATTGGGGAAAAGATTGTTGGTGCGCGCCTGGCACAGACAACACCTGCGGGCGCAGGTTCGCCGACAATCGCGACCACAAGTACACGTTTAGCCGCATCGGCTATAACCTCAAGATGACCGACTTCGGCGGCGCGCTGGGATCGGCGCAGATGGATAAACTACCGGGGTTCGTGGCTGACCGTGCCTACAACCACGCGCGGCTAAACCAGTTAATGTGTGATTTCGGCCTGGATGATTACTTTATCCTGCCGCCGCTTAACTATGCCAGCTGGTTTTATTACGCGCTGATATGCAAGTCAGGGATTGACCGAAACGCAATCGTAGCGCACCTGGAGAAGCGTGGGGTACAGACAAGGCGTGTTATGGCGGGGAATATCCTCAAACAGCCGGGGTACGCAGAGATCGAGCATGTTGTAAGCGGGACGCTGGTCAACACCAACACGGTAGATAACCGCGCGTTCTGCGTTGGCTGCTGGCCCGGATTGAGCGAGGACCATCTACAGTGGATTGTATATTCAATCGTTGAATATGTGGGAGGGAGATGATTAACCCAGGAGACAAAGACCTCATCCTTGACGAAGTAAACTGGCGCAGGCTATCCGGTGCGCGTGTGCTGATAACCGGCGGAAGCGGCTTCATCGGCCACTGGATGCAGATAACGCGCGGCGTTCACGTCGTGGCGCTGAACCAACTCCAATACGAGTACGGCGATTGGGATAAACAGCAGTGGGATTACATAATCCACCTTGCTCCGCCCCTACCTCTGCGCGCTATCCGCTGTGCTGACGTGTGCGGGGCGAAGATATTGTATGCCAGCAGCGGCGCGGTATTCGATAGGGAGAAGTCGGACTACAGTGACAACAAACTGCTCGGCGAAACTCAGCTAATGCGCTGGGGTGGGAAGTTCTCAATCGCGCGGATGTTCACGTTTACGGGCGGGTGGATGCGAAACCACTTCGCTGTAATCAACTATATCATGGATGCCATGCAGGGCGGGCCAATCAAGATCCGCGGCGATAACGTGACGCGCTCGTACATGTACGCGGCTGATATGGCGGTGTGGTTGTGGCATATCCTGCTTGACGGCGGCTGTGGTATCTACGAGGTGGGCGGCAGCGTGCCCACGACCATGTTCGAACTGGCGCACGAGATACGGCATCACTTCCACCCGATGCCTGAGATTGTGGTTGACCGCATCTACGGCCCGGACGCGCGGCCTATCTATCTACCGCGCACGCTGGAGCAGACGGCCAACGAACTTGGCCTGTCCGAGTACACGCCTTTTAGCCCGGCGATACTCAAGACGGTGGATTGGTACAAGGGGTATCTACATGCGGGCTAAGTGGCGTAAGGTGATGATACCGCTATTCCGCCCAGGCCTGCCGATACGCTGGGGCATGAGCGAACTTGACACGCCAGCGGGCGAGATGGCGGTTTACAAGGCGTTCTGCCCGGAGTGCGGGACGCTGTGTTATCAGAAGATGGAGCAATGGTTCTGCCCGAATTGCAGAGAGTACATGGAGGGGATTGAGCATGAAAACATCTGACGCAATCATGGCCGAGTTAGCAAAGCACGTGGACGTTGTGTTCTATCTTCCCGGCGGTGGTAGTAGCCACCTGGTAGACAGCCTGGGGCGTTCTGGCCTGCGCGCGGTGTGCTGCCTCCACGAGCAGGGCGCGGGGTTCGCGGCGGTGGGCTATGCCATGTTGCACGGGTTGGGCGTGTGCATTACCACCTCAGGGCCAGGGGCAACCAACGCGGTAACGCCATGTTTAGCGGCCTGGATGGACAGCGTACCCGTTGTGTTTATCAGCGGGCAGGTCATGCGCAAGTGGTTAGCGCTGCCCGGTATGCGCTCGCGCGGGGTGCAAGAGGGGCCGACGATTGAGATTGTATCGCCCATTACCAAGTACGCCAGACAGCCAACCAGCGGAGAAACGGCGCTGCTTGCGCTAAAAGATGCGATACAGATAGCACGGGAGGGACGCGCGGGGCCGTGTTGGATTGATATTTGCCAGGATGTACAGGCGGAGGAAACATGATTGGTTGGATAGAAATGACGAACGAAAGACCACGCAAGGATTATGTAGTACTTCTCGCCCAATTGTGTTATTTCGGGCGCGACGAATATAACTGGATGTACGAAATTGGTGTTGTCAAAAACGTTGAGGACGTTGAGGTTATTCCTGAAGGAGAAACCGAAAAACTAGACGATTATCATTTTTGGATGAGGATTACCGACCCATTCAAACCAAATTTAGTTACAACAGCCTATGATTTGAGTCCAGAATGTATAAGCCAGTGATCCTCATCGGCAACGGCGCGCGCGGCAACCCTGCGCTGATAGCGCACCTCTGCTCGCTCGGTATCCCGGTTCTCACCACATGGCAGGGCATAGATTTAGTAGCAGAGGATAACCCGGCGTTCTGCGGGCGTCCCGGCGTGTTCGGGCAGCGGGCAGCAAATATCATACAGCAGAAGGCTGATATTCTGATGGTATATGGCGCGCGCCTGGACGGGGAGCAGGTAGCGTATGATTACAGCCGCTTTGCACCCAACGCGCGCAAGCATGTAATTGATATTGATAAACCCGAACTGGACAAGTTGCCCCAAGATTGGGGATTAGAGTGTACCGATTTATCCCAAGACTGGGCGTCTATTTGGGAGCAGCCGCCAGACTGGCTCGCCTGGTGCAAGGCGCTGTATGCGCGCTTCCGCCCGGAGCTGGACGGCGCGCCAGCAAGCAACGGGTATATTGACACATTCGAGTTTATCCACAAGTTAGGGGAGGTGACGAATGAAAAGGATTTGCTCGCCATCGGTTCGTCAAGTGGGGCTGTCAATGCGTTTCTGCAAGCGTATAAAGTCAAGCAGGGACAAAGGATTACTGTCTGTGCCTCTATTGGATCTATGGGAGCCGATATTCCGATGGCGCTCGGTGGTGCTATTGCTACCGGACGAAGAACGATATGCGTTACAGGAGATGGCGGGTTCCAACTCAACACCCAGGAACTGGAAACTATTCGACGCTTAGGACTGCCAATCATATTTTTCGTGTTCAACAACGGCGGGTATAACTCAATCCGCGTCATGCAGCGCGCGCGCTTTGACGGGCGAATCGTTGGCGCGGATGAGCGCAGCGGGTTTACCACCCCGCCGCTGATAAAGATAGCCGAGGCATACGGGTTCTCGTTCTGGCGCATGACATACGAGCAGGATTTGCGCTTGCTTGAACGCCTGATAGCGTCTCCCGTGCCGCGTATCGTGGAAGTGATGTCAGACCCGGCATGGGTGCAATGGCCGCGCGTGATGGCGTCCACCGTTGACGGGCAACTTCGCACGGATGATATGCAGGACATGACGCCGAAGTTACCCGCCGAGGAATTAGCCGAGTTGATGAGGTGGGACGGATGACTAAATTTAAGGAACGCCAGTGTTTGTTTTGGTCACAACTGTTGATTGGTTATATGGGAGAGTGCCACAATTGCGATTCTCGTATTGTGAGCAATATAAAACTTGGGCATTATTTCAAAGCACAGGATGGTTGGAATTTCCAATTTGTTGTCCCGCTAGAATGTTCATACTGCGGATATAAACACCTTGCCGCTTTTATTGATTACGAAACAACTATGCAACGCGCGGGAGAAGTATGGAAACTCCACTAATAGAGGTACGATGACCGAACAGATACCCAGCCCCGTGATTGAGCAAGTCAAGCGCCTGCGCGCCGCCCAGGCCGCCCGCGAGACCGCCGAACTACAGCGCCTGGTTGACGCATACGCCGCAATCAACAAAGCCGCGAGAGCAGACGCCGAAGCCCTGGCGCTGCAGATTATCGCCAGCGGGCAAATGCCGACAGCCGAACAAGCACGCAAGATGAGCCGCTACCGCGAACTGATGGACACGGTAGAGAACGAGTTGGCAGAGTACCAATCGTTTATGCGTGTGGAACTGCGCGGACAATCTACCCTGGCAATCACCGAAGGCGAACGGGACGCGCGATTGCTGGCCAGCCTATCCGCACGGGGCGCGGGGATGGATGTGCAAATGCGCGCGATAAATACCGAGGTGATTGAACAGTTGGTAGGCTTCCTTGACCCGCGCGGCCCGCTGTACGAGCGCCTGGGGATGCTCGGCGGCTGGACCAGTGAACAGGTTAGCGCTAAGGTTCTCGATAGCATCGCAAAGGGGCTGAACCCGCGCACAACTGCCGCCATGCTTACGGCGCGGATTGGCGACGCGGTAACCGGGGCGCTGGGCATGGGGCTTACCGACGCGCTGAGGATGATGAGGACTTGCCAGTTATGGAGTTATAGAGAAGCGAACCGGGCAAGCTATCTTGCTAATGCCGACGTTGTAACAGGCTGGATTTGGTACGCAGAACTTGACGGGCTTACCTGCGGGTCGTGTATCGCTATGCACGGATCACAGCACACGCTAAACGAAACGCTGAACGATCACCACAACGGGCGCTGTACGATGCTGCCCGTCACAATTGGCGAAGCGCCAGACCTGGGGCTGGCAAGCGGCGAGGAATGGTTTAATACGCTCAACGAGGAGGAGCAGCGCGCTATCCTGGGCAAGGGTAAGTTTGAGGCGTGGAAGGATGGCAAGTTCACGCTTGCGGATCTTCCGACAGAAAAGAGTGATTCTGTTTATGGGCTGATGCGCACGGCTAAAACACTGGACGAATTAATCCAGGAAAAACAAAGCATAAGTTTTGGTGGTACCCATCTTGGTTCTCAGGGGTCGGCATTCGGTAACAAGATCGCTATTGATCGCTCAACCTATGAGCGGCTGGATGCCGCCGGTAAAAGAAATCTTGTATCACACGAATTGGCCCATAATGTTGTTGAGGATAAAATCTCAATCAACCCCAAAGAATTTGAAAAAGCAAAGCGTGCCCTGTTAGTTAAAGAAATAGAACATAAAGAATACACTAGTTTTCTTTTTGTTGGTGGGGAAACTAGAATTAATGAGGCGATGGTTAGCGCTATAGCCAATTATGTAACTGGGGCGGAAAATCCAGCAAAGGGGTTTATGTTGGCAGGGCGTTTAATGCCGGGCGCATGGTCTCAAAACCAGTGGGATAGTGCTATGGACTGGGCCGCACATGCCCTAAAATATGCGGGCACAAATAAGGCCAGATTTAATGCAACGGTAACGCGTTTATTACGGGATTTAGAAAATGTCAAATAAAAAATTCCTGGCAATTGGATTTGCAAGCACAGAAACACATGTATATAAAAATGGGAGTATTCAGACATTCTTGTCTGATAGCAGGAAAGATGCAATTCAATCGTGGTTATATGTTCATAGGTTACATAGTCGGGACGCTTATATAACCCCTTACGATGTTGGTATCTGTCCATTGCATGGAAGATACGTGTTTGCCCAGGATCTGACAGGGGGCAAATGACCGACGCTGACCGCGCGTTCTGGATACTCGTGCGCCGCGCCCTGCTGATGATATGCCGGGCGATTGAGGAGCGCTACTTGCAGGGGGAGCCAGACCAACATCCCGCAAGTTAGTTATTGTACACGCGGAATAATCGTGCTACAATAAACGCAATCGAATAGCGCCCGCTCGCCGCGAGGCCACCGGGGGGAACACAGAATTGCCGCATTTGCGCCCATTCTCATTTACCTGAGATGGGCGCTTTTTATTTTGCAATTTTTTGAGGAGACAGCCGAGATGGCAGACGAATTGAAAGCGGGCGAGACGCCCGAAACACCGGAAGCAGCCCCGGCAGCGCAGACAGGCGTGACACCCGAAGCGCTACAGGCTGAGTTGGAACAGGCGCGCGCGGCGCTGAAATTAGCCAACCGCGAGGCAGCCGACCGCCGCAAGAAACTGGAAGCCTACGAAGCCGCCGAACAGAAAAAGGCCGAGGCCGAGATGACCGAAGCCCAAAAACTCAAAGCGCAGTTGGAGGAAGCGGCCAGCGAACTGAAGGCGCTAAAACTAGCAGCAATCAAGCGCACGGTAGCCGCAAAGCACAACCTGCCCGAGGCGTTGGCCCTGAGATTACAGGGGAACACGGAGGAGGAGTTAGAGGCCGATGCCAAAGCGTTAGCGGACGCCCTGCCAAAACCAACCCCCAAACAACCCGGCCCACAGCCCGCTAATCCCGGCGCGGCTGGAAGGGCCGAGGAAACGATTGAGCAGAAGAAGGCGCGTTTATTTGGAGAGGGGCTAGATATTTTTAGTCCAGAAATCCAGAAGCGTATGGGTGGGGGATACACACTACCTAATGAATAGAGAGGCCAATAATGGCAAACGAAACTCAGTATTCAAGTTTTTCAACCCTAATCCCGAACATCTACGAAGCTGCGCTTCTGACACTTCGGGAAACGGCTATTGTCGCTCCCTGGGTGACGCCATGGAGCAATAACGGTTTACAGCCGCACGTGTTTGGTACTACCACAGAAGGAACTGTTCAAACCATCGCCGGAACAACCGACATGAGCGCCCAGGCGTTCTCCGGGACTTCCAGCGGAACGATCACCCCGGCGATGTACGGAGCACAGTATTTCATCAACGATACCGCGCGCGACTCTGACCCGAACATTGCCGGACTGGCCGGGCGTTCGCTCGGTCAAATTCTCGGCGAAAAGCTGGACGTTGATCTCTGCACCATGTTCGCCTCCTTCACTGGATCGGTTGGCTCTGCTGCTGGTACGCTGACCTGGGCGAACTTCATGCTGGCGATTGCGAAACTGCGCGCGAACCTCGCGCCTCAGCCGTACGTGGCTGTTTTCCACCCCTACCAGTGGTACTACCTGGCATCTGCCGCGAGCGGCGTGCCAACCCTGGGACAGGCTCCCGCCTGGATGGATGAGTTTAGCCGCCAGTTCTTCATGGGGCAGTATGCGGGCGTCTCGATCGTCGTTGACGCCAATATTCCCACCCCTGGAAACGCCGGGATCATGATGAGCCGTCAGGCTATCGCGCTTGACACCCGGCGCGCCCTGCGTATTAACCCGCAGCGCGACGAGAGCCGCGGCGGCGGTGGGTATGAGCTGAACGCCACGATGGTTTATGGGACGGGCATTTACCGCCCGACCTTTGGCATAAAGCTACTCGGAACCTGCGCTTAGGGTTTCATCTTCCTCCTTTGAGCCTGGCTAGGGCCGCGCGCCCGAAAAGCTGACCCTCCCACAGCCTGCCAGGCAACAACCTCATGGGAGCGCACCGGGAGAGTGCTAAATGCGATTTACGTGGGTATCAAATTCGCCCTGGTCACCATCGGGATATGGGCAGCAAACGCGTATAAACGTTATGCGGTTGGCGAACGAACAAACGGGACACTATGCGGGGATTGTGTGCTACTACGGGTTAGAGGGGGCGGTTTTGGAATTTGCGCCGCACGTCACATGCTTTCCAAAGCGCTACCACCCGTACGGGAACGACATTGCCATTCCTCACACACAGAACTTTGGGGCGAACGTGATGTTCACCCTGACCGACACATGGGTATTGAACGTCGAGGAATACCCGCCGTCGATCCACTGGATACCCTGGTATCCAGTAGACCATGAACCAATGCCCGCTATCGTACGCACGAAATTAAACAGCGCCTGGAAACGGATAGCCATGAGTAAATTTGGGGTAGCGGAGACACATAAAAACGGCATGGACTGCCTATATGTACCGCACTCGGTTGAGACAGGCGTATTATTCCCGCAAGACAAAGTGGGCGCACGAAAGGGTATCGGAATACCTGAGGACAAGTGGGTGGTTGGCATTGTGGCAATGAATAAGGGGTTTCCATCTAGGAAAAACTTTGTCGAGCAAATTACCGCGTTTGCAAACTGCAAGAAACGTCATGATAACTGGTTCCTGTTCCTCCAGACGGAAGCTGGCGTGGGGTTGAATGATGTCGTAAATCTTCCCGAACTATGCGCTAATCTTGGGCTGAAATCCGGCGAAGATTATCTGTTTTGTAACTCGTATTTTCAGGCGGTTGGATTTCCACCGCAGTATTTTTCCCAGCTTTACAGCTCGCTAGACGTTCTCCTCATGGTCACGGCGGGCGAGGGGTTTGGCATCCCGACTATCGAGGCGCAGGCGTGCGGCTGCCCCGTCATCGGAGGCGATTGGATGGCAACCAGCGAACTGGTATTCAGCGGCCATCTAATTGACCGTAGAGACGCGGAGAAGCAGTACACGCCACAGGCAAGCTACAACTACAGACCGCATATACGCGCGGTAGAGCTGGCGCTAGAGGCAGAGTACCGCAAGCCATCCAAACCACAGGTAGAGAAGATCAAAGCAGAATATGACGCTGATGTGGTGTATCAGAAATACTGGCTGCCGGTGCTGGCGGAAATCGAGGCGGCACTATGAATAACGCTATCCTCATCCAGCAATGTTTATCAATCGGCGGCTACACCGGCGCGTGGTCGGGTATCTTCTACGATATGCTGAGACTGACGCAACAACGCCACGCCGCCTACG